TCATCAACAAGTATTTATGGTGGAGGCGTTGGGTACTGCCCCCAAGTCCAATATAACCTCTAACATCTACCAGAGTATTTATATTATATCAAACTTGGGAACAAATGTAAACCGTTAATTTGGTTTCATTGCATCAATACCAGGAAGATAGTCTTGCATTCCTAGTAAATCACCTGTACTAAATTTTCCACCAAAAGGATCTAATTTACCAGATTTAATATCTTCAGCTACTTGAAGAGCAATATGCATAACGTTATGAGGCATATTAGTCATAGGAGCCATTTCAACCATTCCAGTATCCATTCCACCCCAAGTATCTTCAGACTTCCAAGTACCATCAATAACAGCTCTTACTCTTTCAACATAGTATGGACCCCACTGATCGATGATTGCAGTTAGTTGAGTATTTGGAGCAAATTGAATCATATCAGATGCTTGACCAAAAGCAAATACTCCTTCTTTAGCTGCAACTTGTAATGCTGCTGGAGAATCGGTATGTTGAGTAATAATGTCTGCACCTTGCTGAATTAAAACTTGTGCAGCATCACCTTCTTTACCAGGATCATACCAAGTATTAACCCAAATAACATCAATGTCAAAATCAGGATTTACAGATGTAGCACCTAACCAAAAAGCGTTAATACCACGAATAACCTCGGGTATTGGAAAGGAAGCTATATAACCTGCTTTACCATTTTTACTCATATGTCCAGCAATTACTCCTTGAACATATCGTCCTTCATAGAACTTTGATGAATATACAGACATATTTTCAGCTGTCTTATATCCAGTAGCATGCTCAAACTTTATGTTTGGAAACTTTTCTGCTACGTTTAACATTTGATCCATATAACCGAACGAAGTAGCAAATATAATATCTGCTCCATTCATAGCCATATTCATCATGACTCTTTCAGCGTCAGGGCCTTCAGATACGCTTTCAACATACATTGTTGTTACGTTATCGCCGAATTCAGCTTCAACAGCTAAACGACCTTGATCATGCATATAAGTCCAACCATGATCTCCAGTTGGGCCAACATAAACAAATCCAACTTTTACTTGATCTGCATTTGCTGTTGCAGAAAACCAAGCAAACATTAATACTATCGGTAGGAATAGGGCTACCATACCCTTCATGAATAATTTCATTAAGATACCTTTCGAGGGTGTTGTGGCAGGATCGTAAGGACTACTCTGCCTGTTGAGTTTAAAAGATTGAATATATGAAGTGGTCCATATAAGATTATATATAAATAGAACTGAGGGCGACACACATAATTATCTGTTTTTTTGAATTTTATCATTGGGTAATAGATAGGATAAAAAACAGATGGATCCAATTACAGCTTTAGCGGGTGCTACGGCCGCATTCAATGCTATCAAAAAAGGCTTCCAAATGGGAAGAGATATTGAAGGTATGTCTAGCGACTTAGGTCGTTGGATGGGCTCAATGTCTGACATTAAAAAGGCTGAAGAACAATCTAAAAAACCACCTTTGTTTAAAAAGTTATTTGCAGCAGGCTCAGTCGAAGAGGAGGCTTTGAATAGTTTTATGGCTAAGAAAAAAGCAGAAGATATGAGAGAAGAATTAAGAAATATAATCACATTTTCACGAGGACAAAAAGCTTGGGATGAATTAATCCGAACAGAAGTTAATATACGAAAGAAACGACAAGAAATGATTTACGCTCAACAAGAAAGACAACAGTTCTGGATAGACATGAGTTTAGTTACTGTAGCCGGTCTAGTTTTAGTAGGTTTAATGGTTCTTGGAGTTTGGGCTATAGGTTACGAAAAGGGAATGTGGGGACCTTTAATTAAATTTTAAATCGTGTGAATGAATAGCCATTATAGCATAATGGATCACTTTTTGTAAATCTTTTCTAGATTCTTCAGGTGATCCTTTCTTTCCATATCTTTGAGCATATTTCATTATATTGCCTATGCAGAAACCTTCTGCATGCCCACCGTCAAATATAAATTCTGTAGCTTGAAATTTGCTTTCAGAATAATGAGAATTATAAGTTGAATCTATATAAGATTGCATTTCATCCATAATTTCTTTTTCATTGAATTTATAATCTATAGAATGTAAATCTAAACTTGACCATACAGTAGTTTCTTCATCTCCAAAATATACACCTGACCCTGTATCACTTATACAGATATTATCATCTATATAACCACCACCATAGCCGTTATCACTACCCCAAGCATTATTATTACATTCTTTTGAATCTTTCACTCGATCTACTCCTTCTATCTTATTGACTTTCTTTTTGCTCATAGTCGTTCCATCCTTTCATTCTATAAAAAATATGGCTACCAACACGTGTAACTCTTGTCATGTTTGGTGCCCAATTTGGTTTAACATAATTTGCATGATAATGTGTGGAACCTTCAGTAAGACCTCTATAAGTTCCAAACACAAAGAATTCATGAGCGATTTTTCGTGATCGTTCCCATGCTTCTGAATTTTTAGGCGTATCTGATCTTCCATCACAATACCAACTAAATTGACATTGATGTCGTTTCATTTGACCATCAGAATATTGTTTTCCTTCGTGTATAACTTTACAAATAGTATTTGGAAAATGTCTACTTTCCACTCTATTATATACTACATCAGTTATCGCTACAGCATCAGCCATAGAAACTGCACGAGTTTCCCAATAAATATTTAGTGCTAAGCACTCTATTGATTCTGCCTTTTCGACTTTTTTTACTTCCCATCCACCTGCGCTTGCTAGAGAAACTAGTGAAATAGATATTAATATCATTAAATTGAATAAAAATGTTACTGTGCTCATTATTTTTTTCATTTTTTTACTCCTTAACTCTTTTAATTTACTACCAAACTTTCCTATCTTCTTCTTTATTGTAACCATAAGTATATGCTGTAATTTCAGCAGGAGACATAGACACCATTTCAACCTTTGTACCTTTTAAAGTACCTTCAGGCCAATAATGTGGATCAAACTCACGACCATAATAACGATCAGCAGAACCTCGATCTTGAGGTGATCCATGAACTGGAAGTTCTTGCCTTCTAATTTCGCCGTAAGTAGATGTTACTGATCGATCTTGATCCATAGCGTCAATAGTTTGTACTATTGATTTGAGTTTATTATACTCATCAGTAGTAAGATTGTTAATTTGAAATTCAACATTCTTATCTGAACTGTCTTTTGCAATTGAAATAAGAGCTGCTTCTAATGCTAGGTAATTAATATGTTTCATTCTTTTCTCCTCATTTAATATATACAATATACCATAGTTTTAAGGAAAAGTAAACCGTTAATTTCATTTAAGTTAATTTAATTATTTTAGTGTTACATTTATGTCACAGTGTCATAATAACAGGGAATATTGGTGCTAAAGCCTTTTGGCAAGCCTTAGCTACAAGTCTATGTTCTTTTTGAGTTGATGGATCTGATCTTACTTCAATGAAATGAATCCATGAACGTAAAGTACCATTAACATATAAACGTGATATAGTATTACCTTCAGGCAAAACTGAACGAGCTTGTTCTTTTGCGATACCTTGTTCAATTGCCCATTTATATACTTCTTTTGCCTGATTAATAATTCCGTGTTGTTTTCTTTGCCAATCAATTACTAATTCTTGTTTAGCTGCATCTAATTGTATAGATGGATCATTTTCAATATCAATACTATTTTGTCTATTTTTAGCATCTTGTAATCGACATTCTCTTACAGTAAAAGATAAATCTTGAGTTGGATCAGCATATCTTTGACTAAATTCTTGAAATGAAAATGATCTATGTCTTAACATTTGACGAGCAATATCTCTTGTAGTTTCTATCTCCAAGCAAGCGCTAACCATCTCGAAGGGCGACCAGTGTTTGTTTTTGATAAGGTAATGTAACAACTTTTCTGCCGTTTTTTTGTTGGTTTGATTCGATGGATTGGATACACGGGCGCAATACGCGATGAGATCTTGAGCATCTTCAACTCCTTCCATAGGTTCATATGGTTTACTATAACTTAATAATTTTACATTCATTGTAATATTTATATTTTGAGGCATTTTACCATACTTTCACTTTATATTTCTTCTCAAAAGATTCTGCTTCAGGTGCTGTATTAATTATTGGCTGTCCTTTAATATTTAAACTCGTATTTAATAACATAGGACATTTTGTTTTTTCATACCATTCTTCTAATATAGGTCTTAATATAGATTCACAATCTTTTTTTACTATTTGCACGCGTGCAGACCCGTCAACGTGTGTAACTGATGTATAGTTATGTTTAGCTCGAGCAGTATACTGCATATATTCATTCATTGGACCTTCAAAATATTCATCTGCATATTCTTCTAATATAGCTGGTGCAAATGGTCTAAACTTTTGCCTTTGTTTAATAGCATTAACTGTGTCTTTAATATCACAGCGAGGATCAGCAAGTAAACTCCTATTACCAAGAGCACGAGGACCAAACTCTGCTCTTCCATGTGCAACACCACATATTTTATTTTTTATTAAAAATTGAACTATTTCTTTAGGATTTATTTTTCTATTAATCATAGTCCCTAAATAAGGAGTAAATTCATATCGTTTATCTTTATATGCTAATGCAGCTCCTAACGCTGCGCCACAATCTCCTGGATTAGGCATTATCCATATATCTTTAAACATAGAATGTATTTTAGAATTTGCAACGCAATTGAGAGCAACTCCGCCTCCATAACAAAGATAGTCTGAATAATGTTGTGCTTTTCTCATTATAGCTTCGATTTCGTGTTCAATTCTATTTTGAGCAGAAGCAGCTAAATCAAATATATATTCAAAGTCACCTTTCATACCTTTATGATAATCATCATAAGGATCTAATCTATATCTTATTTCACCAAAAGGTGCCATACCCATAGTAATATATTCATCTTCATTTGGTTTCAATCCACATTTTTGTGTAACGGCAGAATAAAATAAACCTAAAGATTTAGGATATTTCAATGACCATACTTTCTTTTTCTTCCACCAAATAGAAGCTGTATCCCATTCGCCTATAGCATCTATAACAACACAAACTGGTTCTTCATCAAAAGGACGAGTATAATATGATCCCGCAGCATGAGACCAATGATGCCACATATAGTGATTATACTTATTTCTTTTTTTTAAAGATTGGCCTGCGTATAATCTTCTAGTATTTTTCCAAAATGGTTTTTCATAAAAAACAGTTTTTCCTATAGAATCATAATGTGGAGGTAGATTTTTATCACCCTTAATACGAGACCATCTTTCAGCATGATGAGCTGAAATTATTTTTTCATCAGAAACATAAGCCCAACCAGCATCATGAAAACCTTCTGAAACACCAGTTATCATAACTTAAACTCTGTAGTATCTATTTTTCCATGCTTAGTCTTATCAAACACTGGTGTATCATCAACTAAATTTTGTTGACTTTCTTCAATATCAAATAATCTCATTTTAGCTCTATCAATTCCAATAACAAATCTTTTATAGTGTGTAGGATCATTATAACGATTTTTTAATTGTTTCACCATCAATTGTCCATGCTGTTCTAATTCTTCTGTAGATATAATTGCAAACATTAAGTCGGCAGTCGCGGGTAATCCAAAAGACTCGGACGTATCTTCAAGCCCAACATCTGAGTTAGAATAACCCGAACGCGTCGTCTGTGTTGCAGAGAAGATCGGTACGTCGAACTCCACAGCGAGCCCACGCAACTCTTCAGCAATAGCTTTAATATATGAATACGAGTTAATTGCACCACCCATTCCTTTCATTCTTGATGAAGCACAAATATTTAAATAATCTATAAAAATAATATCTGGTTCAAATTGTTTCTTTAATTTTAATTCATTTAATAATCCTCTGAAATGTCCAGAATGAGCAGAACCAGTTGGATATTCTTTTACAATTAATCGACCTGTAGTTTTACGACCAAGATCTTGTACTTTAGAAGTAAACATATCTTTAGACAATTTATCAAGTTGATCAATAGGAATATTTAACAAATTAGCATCAATACGTTCGGCTATTCTTTCTTCAGCCATTTCCATTGTAATATATAAAACATTTTTACCTTCAGTTAATGCATTAGCTGCTACATGGCACATGAATAAAGACTTACCCACACCCGTACCCGCGAGAGCAATATTTAAAGTTTTGTTAGGAACACCACCTTTTGTGATCTTATTGAAATAATCTAAATCAAATGGAATTTTTTCTTCTTCAGTATGATAAAATTCCCATCGCTCATCAATATTTTCTAAATAATCATGACCAACATTGGTATCAAATGCTACACCAAGTGCTTTTGATAAAAGATCTGGAAGAGCACCTTTTGTCATAGTATCATGTTTTCCATCAATAATACTAATGGATTCCATAATCGCATTATAGATTGCTCGGTCTTGACACCACTTTTCAGTACTATCTACAAGCCAATCTTGATCAACATTATCTCCTTCAAATAAACCTGTTGCTATTTCACAAGCCGCTGCAAATATATCACCGCTTAAAGATGATTCATTAAGTTCAACCATAAAAGTTTCAGCTGTTGGGAGACTATTATATTTTGCTACATATTTTCCAGCTTCTTTAAATAAAATCCTATATGGACCTTCAAAGTATTCTGGTTTAATAAATGGCAAGACTTTACGCATATACTTCTCATTGGTGAGAAGACAACGTAATATTGTTTGTTCAATTTTATTATTCATAATATATTATACCATAGTTTAATGATAATGTAAAGGTTGTATGTAATTATAATCAATTATTTGTTCAACTAATTCGTCAAAGTTTTCAAGCTTAATCATATTAGGACCATCACTTGGAGATTTTTCTGGATCAGGATGAGTTTCTACAAAGAAGTTCTGTACACCCACGCTGCTGGCGGCCCGAACCAAACTAGGGACCACAGAAGAATCACCGCCGCTGCGATTACCAAGCCCTCCTGGCTTTTGTGCTGAGTGGGTAGCGTCAAATACAATAGGACACCCGAGATGTGTAAGCATCCAAACCAACCCGCTATAGTCAACAACCAAATTATTGTAGCCAAACGAAGTTCCTCTTTCAGTTATCCAAACTTCTCCTTGAGTTTTACTCAATATATTAACGCAATCTTGAGGTGAAAGAAATTGACCTTTCTTAATATTTACTATACAGTTAGTTTCACAAGCTTGAACGATAAGATCTGTTTGTCGACACAAAAAAGCTGGTATTTGAATTACATCAACGAGCCATTCTAATCTTGGAATTTGCCAAGTTTCATGTACGTCAGTTACTATTTTAGAATCAATTCTATTCATATCATAAATAAAATTATCTAAGCCTTCACCGCGATATGAATCATAATGACTTCGATTTGCTTTATCAAAGCTTGCTTTAAAATAATATTCTATTTCATATTTATCACAAACTTCTTGGCAATGTGCTGCAATATCATTAGAAAGATTATAATCTTCATGTATACATGGTCCAGCAATTATTTTCATTATTCCTCCATATACCCAGTACTTTCTCTTTCTATATCATCATGATTGAATTCAGCCCAATATAATTCATAAGCTATACCATCTTTTAAACACTCAAATTGATGATATAAACCAGGCTGAACTTTTGTATAATCACCTGGGCCTAAGTGTGTTTCATCTATTAAATCATAATCTCTTTGCCAAATCCTTACAAGCATTTCACCAGAACTAACATAAAAGCCATTCCATTTATATCTATGAAGATGCTTTGAACAAACACCTCCTTTTAACATAGTAATTCTATGAAACTCTAAAGCACCATTGGCTTCAATTAATTTGGTGTCTCCCCAAACTTTTCCCGCTTTCATTTTCTTCTATCTCCTTATCCACGGCGCCTAATACAATATCCTGTAATATAGGTGCAGCAACATGAGCCATATCATCTTCAGTCAATCCATCTTGAGGGGTTTCAATAATGTCAAAAGAAAATGTAACCGGTGGCTCATCACTATTTTCATCGAAAGGATAGTTAATTTTTAATCCTCTAAACTGAATTACTGTTTCAGTAAATTCACCAGTGAGTATTCTAACCTTCCACCATTCCGGATTTTCGTCAGGAATTAATTCATAATCAAGATTCTGAATCAACAATCTCATCCATGTTTATTTCCGATTGATAACCAATCGTATATTGTTTCTTTAAGAATTCTTTGAAGTCTGTTTTTTCAAAGACAGGTTGCCAAAAACTTTCTTTAAGAGTTTCATCATGCCTGACTTTAGACTCCGAATCTTTGTAGCAGTACCATCCATTGGAAGGTTTAATAACGTAACCACCAGCCAAGGCACAATCAAGAAGACCAGAATAAGATTGTACCCCACCTTCCCAAGAAACTGATATAGGAATTTTAGATTTTTCTTTAACATATCGAGATTTCTCCACATTAATTACAAAGTGATAACCTTGTATCTCGGTTCCTTTTTTATCTTGTTGACGCCCAATAATCCAAATATTATCAGCACTATAATATATACCTGTTCCACCAGAAACAACATCTCTTGGAAATAAACCTATTTCTTTATAAGTGTGATTTACTGCGATAAGAGGAATATCTTTCATATTTAAATATGGAGTACACATTCTAAATAAACCTTTAAGAGCTTTTGCTCTTGACATATCAGCTACTGATTTTTCATTGATAGCATCATCTAATTCTTTTTTAGAAGCAAGATTACCAATAGAGTCAATCATAATACAAACTTTATCATTACGATCAAGTCCTTCAAGTTGTGATATAATATCAAACTTAAGTTCTTCAGCATTTGTTATCGGTGTATGTAATACACGATCAGTATCAATATTAAAATTCTTAAAGTAAGATTGCGGTGAACCAAACTCAGAATCATAAAATAGTAATACAGCTTCAGGATATTTTTTCAAATAAGCAGAAGCCATGATTAAACCAAATGAAGTTTTAAAATGTTTAGAGGCACCAGCAAGAACTGTTAAGCCTGGAGCTAAACCTCCATCAACCGAACCTGACAAAGCTACATTCATCATAGGTACATCGGTTGGAATCATATCTTTTTCTGTAAAAAATTTAGAATCAGATAGAATTTGAGTAAAACTACTTTTACTATTCTTTTTCAATTTATCCATTATTGACATATAAGTCTCCTTTGTATGATATATTATACCATAAATTCATCTAATTGTACACCGCTTATTTTATAATCTATTGTTTTAGATTTATTATCTTGTACAATAAAGTCTGTATCATATAATTGATTGTCTAATCTACCAGATACAAATTTTGCTACATGTTCTGCCATGTCTGTAGCCGTACCTACTGGAACATTCTGACATATATGATTAAGATTTTTCAATCCTCCTTGTAATTCCATATCTATAGGTAAACCCATAATAGACATACATTCCCTTATAGTTAAATATCTATCTTCGTCTGGATGAGTTAAGCTTGTAGGATATGCTCCAACAAAAGCACCAATATAATTCTTTGGAATATTGACACCTCTTCTCATAACATTACCACCTTCTTTTAATTTTTCAAACATACGTTCACAGCGACCGGCTTCTTTTTCAAAACCTTTTACATGCATCCAACGAGCAACTTTATCATAACCATGACCTTGATCTTCAATGTAATGTTGAACATCATAACTTTTTTCTATTTTATCTTGAAAAGCAGTATGGGTTATACCGTCCTCAATTTCTTCGAGAACGTATTTATAAAAAGGATTATCACTTGGAACACGTGTATTGGTAAGGACATTCATTGGATCACTTGGATCGCGTTTCACGGAACGTATCGTATCCTCAATCTTTTCGTGCTTCCTTCTTATATATTCAAATCGCGGTGTTTTTTCACCTTTCCAGAAAAAATAAAATGCCCTGTCTCTTACTTGCCCAAGTCCATGAAGGATAGACTTCGTTTTATAAATGCTGAAGCTATATCCAAAATTTCTCCCAATTTGTCTGAGGTCTTCGACAACCGGTTGTCCCATAGCTGAAGCGAGTCTTGGCGCGTTTTCGCCCCAGAATACTTTAGGAGAGAGTGTACCCAAAACAAAATTAGCTGTGGTACGCATCCAATCGTTAGCATCAGCATCAGAAGAAGCTGTAGTAGATAAGCTAGACAAACCAGCACAAGGACATACGGTATTAATAACATCGACATCAGGTATATCAGGTTTCCTATTATCGTCCACCATGAGATATGGAACATCTTTATAGTATTCCACAAGGTGGTTATCATTTGCTTTAAAAGGTTCATAACTTAAAATATACTCCGGTTTCTGGTTAAACACTTTTTGCATGGCGATAGTCTCGCCACCAATAAGCGGAACTATCGATCCATAATTCATACAGGAATACCTTCTTTAATTCTTTCTGCAATGTATTGTTTTGCATTAATTTTAGGTTTCCAATCAAATTCATTAATTAAATTAGTAACATCTGCTGTATTATTTTCAGCTTCACAAGTATCACCGTCTTTTATAGGTATGTCATATCCTGCCAATTTTGCCAAATCAGAAACAGTATTGCCGACTCCGTTGCCAATATCATACGCGCGTTGTAAAGGGTTGTTTGCTTTAATAATAGCAAATATCGCAGAAACAACATCACTGACGTGAATAAAGTCACGAATGTGGTTAGTACTATATGCAAGATTACCGGAAAGTAACCGGCCCATAAACATAGTATCACGAGCACCGTCACCATAGACAGTCGTAAAGCGTAAACCAATTTGTCTATCAAAGGCTGTTTCTTCGTTAACTTTTTTTGACGTTCCATAAGGAGATAACCACCATTTATGAATACAAGATGAAGAAGCATATAGTAATGGTACATTTATTTCATTACACTTTTTTTGTATTCTAGTTGTATTTATTACATTGTTTTGCCAATAAACTTCAGGCTGTTCAATACTTTTTCGTACATCAGCCATAGCAGCAAGGTGAATTACCATACCAATACCTTTGCTTGGCTCGTATTGAGATATATCTTTTTTTACAGCTTCATGCCTATCCCATTCAACCACTGTGTGGCCTTCTTTTTCTAAAGCTGTTTTTAAATGTGATCCAATAAAACCACGTGATCCAGTAAGATCTATAATCATGCGAAAAATTCCTCTAATGTTGACTCTTCTTCAACCTCGTTGAAGTGAAGTGTTTTTTCTATTATATCATTATATATGATTGTAGAATCGCAGTGTTCTTTCCAAAACTCAAACATCATGTTTCGCCATTCATCTCTCATAGTATTATCATTTGCAAGTTTAACCATTAAGTCTGGTGCTTCATTATTTAAAGCAATAGTTCCAGTGTTTTCACATTGACTAATAGGTTTACCTTGCTTCTTATGGACTACATTATCCATAAAATGCTGATGGAATAGTGGAATAACTCCAGCTGCAAATGAATCGGTGTGACAATATTCTACGTTATTACCATATATATTATCATTAAAATACATTAAATCTGAACCAAATCCACCAAGACTCATTCTTTGCATCATATCATGATGTATATATCCTGGATATAGATGAGCTGGAGAATTAACTTTTTCAGACCCATATTCTGGATGTCTACCTGGATTATTATCAATTTCTTTTTCTGGTCTAAAATAATTTATACATTCTCTACGGTCTTCCATAGTCTTAGGCTTTTTATATAATACAGCCGGATAATTAATAGAAGCTTCAAGACCTTCAAGTATTGTAATAAAATTTCTTTGACGTAATTGCTCATTGTGGAAATCAATCATAATATCAGGACCTTTCCACATAGCAGTACGACCAACCCATCTTACAAGAAATGGATTTTGATCTTCAATTGGCTTCCAATAATCTTTATTAAAATTAAAACCTACGCCCATATTTGTAAGAGGTGTTTTAATTTTATTCTTCTTAACCCATTGTCCAAATGGATTATCAGTATAATGACACATAAGAACATTCATCTTAGAGCAAATCTTATCTAGATTTGCATTACGATTTATTGAATGAATTTTATGATCAACTTGAACTAAAGACTTACGTACTTTAATATCATCAATCATTCTAATAAAATTATCAATGCATTCTTCTGGATGAGATTTAGATGGAACGCTATACACAATACACATATCTAGTTGATTGATTCGATCAATAACTTGTGTGCTTGTCATTAAGTTTGGAAATTTCTTTGTAGGTTTACTGATAGTATCCCAATCAGCACCTCTATAATAATTAACTTTAAAATCCATAGAGTTCATTCGCGGCCACAGTTTGTCTATAGCCGCGAATACTTCTACTCCAGGATTTAATTTTTGGAATTCTACAACGTTTTTTGTAAGGCCTACACCTTCAACGCCTCTTCCAAGTATTACACCTATTTTCATAATATAAACTCCTTAATCACTATTATATCACAGTTTTATAATAATGTACACCTTTTTTTTATTCATGCGACTCCTTTTTCATATATGCCATATCAACCTCAAGAGCTTTAATTCTATCTTTTAAAACTAATAAATCGTGTGCTCTTTCATCGACTGTTTTTTCTTTATATTCTTTTGAACGTTCTACTCTCTCTTTCAAACGTTCTTCGATAACATTATCTTTTGATTCGTCTTGTCTCATTTTCCAAAGCATCCATTCGTAGTATCGTTGTGGTTCTTCTGAAGATTCGTCTAATTTAGGGCTTAATAAGCTCATAAAATACCCCCGCTTCTTTGAATAGTTGTTGAGTTAAATTCCACGAGTCGATCCAGAGATCTGGACATTCGGCTCGCATGATGACTTTTTTAATACCGACTTGTATAACTCCTTTCGCACAGTCGGAACATGTTGGAAGACCTGTGACATATAAAGTTGCACCGTCTAATGATACTCCATTATATGTCGCGTTGTAAATTACATTTTGTTCAGCATGTACTACCATACTATATTTAGTTGGACGGTCATTATATCTTTCCTCGGTATCTTCTACACCGCGGGGAAAGCCATTATATCCTTGAGCTAGAACTTGACCTTTGCTACCTATAGCAATTGCACCAATTTTTCGTGAAGGGTCTTTAGACCATGAAGCTACACAGTCAGCTAATTCTAAATATCTTTCGTCCCATTTATTCTGTAACAAGATGAAAGTGCCTTTCATAAACATGAAGATTTTGAACTTGCCAAACCATATGACCTAGTTCAACACCCATATCTTCACACCGATTTATATCTTCTACTAATCTATTCATAACTTCGAACTGCCAAGCATAATCATTTTTATAACCAAATATCACGTCGTTTGACCGCATCTGAACTACTGCGTGTAAAATATTATCCCTAATGTAATAGGAGACCGCGTTTGTACATATGAAATCGTTTTTATCGTTTTCATTATATTCTAACCAAATAGATGGTCTATTATAGATCATCGTTGCCCGACGAGAGTCAGGATTTGTCAAAAGTTCATCTAGAACTTGTCCATACTGATTATAATATCTATCATTATATATAAGTTTTCCGTAATTAGAATTGATTTCTCCATGTTTATTTGCAGTTGCAATCCATGCTTCTGGAGGATCTGTATCATTTATGTCATTAATATTAGTCGACTGATTATCATACCAAGCTATTTCTTGATCAATATATTCTTGATTAGGTGTACCAAATATAGCAGGTTCAGATGCTATAAAACAAGCACCAAGCAATTCAATTGTCTTTTGTCCAGTTTTATCTTTTTCAAAAGCTTCATCTTGTAATTCACCAATAAAATGTTTACGTACATCATGTACACCCATCATACTACTCATTATCCAATATCTCCCATTTTATTCATAATATATTATACCACAGTTTATTACTAATGTACACTATTTTTAACTGTATTTTCCATATTATCAGTTTCTGACCAACCAATTAATGCTCGTTTTTCAAATATACCATCAGCTACAAAATTACAACTAGAATGAAAAGCATGTCGAGCCATAGCTAATAAACTACCTTTTTTCCAAGTAAACTTAGTATCTATTGAAAAATGTTTTACAACTTCCCAATCTTCATGTGAAAAATATTTTTTATATGTTTCATAATCTATTGAATCTAATATTGGAGCATTTGTTTTTTTAATCCATTTTTTTGGATCTTTTGTAAAAGTACTTGTTTCATTAAAAACAAATGTATGAGCATCATAATCTGCTAAAGGAACTAAAAATGTCCATGCATAGTCATAGCCTTCCATAGTACCCGTATGTTCAGCATTATCTTCATCATACGAATCGCTATGGATGCCGTATGGTTTAAACGCGTTTAATATATGCCAATTTTTAGAAGTAACAGCATCGCCGTATTTTGTCTGAACTTCATTATCACAAAATTCATTGAGCCAGTCACGTATGCCTTCCCCGGGATACCAATAATGGCTACGGCATTCAATTAATTTTTTACCTTGCTCATCATGCATAGGAACACCTAAATGTTCTATTTGAATATCAATATCAGAAAAGTGTCGAAATCTTGATTCAATATCCCATATATCATCATCAGTTAAAAAGTTTTCTATAACTTGGGCTTTTGGTATAAAATCTTTCATTTTTAATCCTTTTCTTTTTTAAGGTACACAATGTTTTGTGCTTTTTCTCTATCATCTCTTTCGTATTGAGCTCTATATTCATTATTAGCTTTAATGGTTGCTTCAACAATTGAAAGAATAGATTCACCAGCTACATCAGTTATTGCTTTACAATCTTTTGGAAAACATGCTCCACCAAATCCACGCTTTCCATCAAATCCTGGAACTTTAGTATGACTTAATCCTATACGACTATCTGCGCCAGCAGCATTTGCTACATGATTAAAGTTAGCTCCATATTGTTGACAAAGATCATATATTTGATTAAAGAAAGTTACCTTTGTTGCAAGGAAAGTATTGATGGTATATTTAACTATTGATGCTTCTTCTAAGGTAAGTCTATATACAGGAGCAGGATTACATAAGCTAAATTCAGTATATAAATGTATAGCATCATCTACTGCATCAAAATCACCACCAAAAATATGAAATTCTGGATTTATAAATTGCTCTTGTGCAGATTTTTCTGTAAGAAATTCCGGGTTATATACAACTTGTGGATGACAAAACTCTTCCATTATATTAGGAGTTACAGTAGACTTAATAATAATAGTAGCATCAAAACCATTACTTAATATTTCTTCTACCACTTCTCTTACGATTGAAAAGTCATCCATTGGAGTAGGAACACAAATAAAAATATAATCTGTATCTTCATCTATATTAATTACTTCTGTTCCAAGCTTTGGATCTATATGTTGTTGTATTACTTCAGGATGAGTAAAGCCATATGAAACAGCTCCTCCTACGAATCCTAAACCAACTATTGCTATTTTTGTTTGTGGCATGCCGAGACTCTCATCCTTAAATCGCTCGTCGAAAATCTGTGATCCCTCTTGTTGAAGTGTAATTGTATTCCCCGTTTCTTGCATTCGTCTTTTCCCGTAAAATCTTTATCTCTATATTCTTCACCGAGAATTCGCACATCAATAGGATACATATTTAAAATATCTAGCAAATCGGCTTCAGTATTATATATTAATACCTCATCTACATATTTTAATGCTGTTAATTGAGCTTGTCTTTCTACGATTGTTTGAACTGGAGAGTTCTTTTCTTTTCTATCAATTGATGGATCTAATTGTAATCCACAAATTAAATAATCACATATTGATCTTGCCTCACGCAACATAGCAATATGTCCAGCATGTAATAAATCAAATGTACTACATGTAAAACCTATATGCTTTTTAGAATATTCCACGTATCTTGCCAACCTTTCACATTAAAGCTTTTTCCATTTCTCATTGAAGAAACAGTTTCAGCTATTTCATAATCATTTCCACCAGGCTGACACATATCTCCAAAAAAGAATACCTTAGCACTTGGTTTCCAGTCTTTCATTATTTGAGATTTGTTAGATCCTACTGGAAATATATCTAAACCAGTTTCACCAGCAACTTTAAATTCAATAGTTGGAAATTCATTTCTGAGATAAGTTGCTATTTTTACTCGTTCATCATTTTGTTTATCATATTCAACATATAATTTTCTTTCACCAAGCGTACAGTTTCTTCCTACAATACTAAAGTTAACCATACCAATCCTTTGTTCAATATGATTTCCTGTTCTACAACTAAATTTAGATTCATTTAAATGTTTAGTAAGACTATCAGTTAATTCTTTTGGAGCTATCCAATCATTTTTATATATGCATTCATCTTTAATATAAATTTCATTGCCTGAACATTGGTAAACTTTTACACATTTATTATATAAGTCTTCTCCTACTTGTTCAACAGTCTTAGGTTTATCACTACCTGTAACTAAATAAACATCAAACTCGTAAAACATATCAGTAGCTAATTGTTGTAAATAACTAGAAAACTCAGGATCAATTTGTCCACGACTAGGAGTTAAAGTACCATCAACATCAAATATTAGAGTTTGCATCTTTTGCTTTCATAGTTTCACTATAAGATAAATCTTTTTCTTTAGGTTTATTAAACATATCTCTATCAGGTCTTTGACCTTCCATTTTACCACGCATGTATGATACTGCAAATGATGCGTAATTAATTAAATCTTTATATGAATCTTCAAGCGATTCAAAATTAGGAGCATTACCAGACTCGATTAATGAAGTAGCACGCATTACTTTACCAATAATAATATCATGTATAGTATCTACACCACGACGATAATGCATTGCTTGCAGAACTGCAGACTCATCATTTTGATAATCTTTCGATTTTTTGGTCTGCATTTCTGCACATTCTTGGAGAACTTTAAGTGATTCTTTCATTTATAATCCTTTACAAACTGTGACTTTAGCCATTGTTTCAAATTGGCGAGGAGCTCTTTTTATTAAGTCACTTAATTTAAGAGCTATACGAAGTGACATTTCACGAAGATTATCTTGATTATTTTCGATAAACTTCATGACTTTTCTTTCTTCGGCTTTGGTTAAACCTTTCTTAGAAAGAAGTCCTTGCTTAACAACTTGCTTGATACGAATGAAATAATCTCTACGAGTTTTCATTGCTAAATCTATATAGTGAGATCTAGAAACCATTGCTGCTAAGTGTGGAGCAAGCTTATTACCTTTATCTATAATAGCGTCAAAGTCAAGGTTAGTGATGAATACGATAGTTCCATCAAATTGAAACTGACGAGGTATAACATTTGAGTCATCGTCAACCATGTTATAATCTGCAAGGTATGATACTCTACGTCTTTCAGTTGAGTCACATACTGCTTTAAGCATTGCAAGAGTTGTATCATCCATGAAGATAGAGTCACTATCATCAAATACAATCATTTGACCTTTATGACGATAATTCCAAAGTGTTTGATATAAGCCAGTAGCTTTTACATAACCACGAATTAAGGTATGATTTTCTTGACTAGGATCAGAAGCTTCAAGTGCTTCTTCAACTGTATGAGATTTACCAAGTCCAGCTGGACCTGATATTATAAGAGATTTTACATCTCCATCAATAGCTGCTTCAGTCATAGCTTCAAGAATTGCAAATCGATCTTTTAATTTTTTGTCGATCTGAGCATCAGTTTCGTTTGAAGTAGCTGGTATTTGATTTTTAAGTTTCATTAAATTTATCTCCTCTTTTCCATTTAATATAATCATTCTACCACAGAAAAAGAGAAATGTACATACGTAAAATGCATTTAAGTGCATTTTTTTCATTTTATTTTAA